GCCGGGGCTTCGCAATTTTCCCGGCATCGGATTCTGCCCGGTCGGGCGGCTCCGCTACCATAACGTCGCTTGCATTATGCGAACCGTCCTATACAGAGCTGGGGGGCTCTGGAGGCTGCTTTTCACCAGGTGATCAGCGTTAAGGTGTTGCTACTAGCAACACACGTTCAGGACGATGACTCCTAGGCTTGGCCATCTGCCTCGATACGAATCTTGGCGCGTGCAACAACGACCATGGCTTCGACAATGAAAGCCGCGTCACCGGTGTCGTGTGCATCAGCCAAAAATACAGCTACGGCCTCTGAATCAACCAGCGAGTCTGCTGGGTCATAATCATAAATTGGCTCTGTCATCTGATCACCCGGAGAAAATAATGAACCCGAAGCCCAAGGCTAAAAATACGAGCTGGAAAGTCAAATGCCAGGATGCAGCTGATGGCACTGGCGATTTAATCATACCGCTGACTGACGATCTCCTGTCGGCCATCAAGTTGGCCAGCGGCGACAAACTCGACCTGGAAGTTAAACCTAACGGCACGATAATCCTGACGCCAGTTCGTGCGTAGGACTAATTCAGCTATCTACGCGCCTGATGGCTGCAGCCCATAAAGCACGGGGTTGTTACCGATTACACGTGATTTCACTGGGTGCTAATTTCCTTTCCTTGAGAGATAGCGTTCAAATTTGGAAGATAACGAGCAAGGATGAGCTACCCCTAGTTCATCTGTTGAGCTACCCTCCTCCTTTTAATAGCCTTTAAGAATAACTAAACTAAATGACTATTTAGTTTAGTTATATTGGTTCGACCAGAACAGGTGTCAAAAAAAGCACAAGCTCTGTGCTGGTTGATACTGTCGAGCTGCTGGTAAACAACCACTTGAAACCAGGAATCTTACCCAGGTATGGCACGCTTCTAACGACGGTTGTATCCAGATCCGAGTAGACACCACCCAAAGCAATAGTCTGGCCAAACGGCGAAAAAACCCGTGAAGTCAGCGAGGTCGTGTTGATCGGAGGAACGCCATTCATGGCATTAGAATAATCAGGCTCATCCTTTGAAAGAATGACATCCAACAGAACTCCCTTGCCGTTCACTATTGGAGTCACATCAAGGGACAAAGCGGCCTGTTTGAACGACGTCGAGGTTGCACCATCGCCGGCCGATTGCTGATAAGGAACTTCAGACCCTTTAACAATTTTGGCTTGATGACGGTCAGAGGTGTAAACACGAGGACTCGAAATCACTCTGCCCCTACCCTGCTGCTCCATCGCTGAAAGCCTGGCATCGAGCGTCAAAGCACTTGAGACAATTCCAAAAGCACCTATCGCGCCAGAGGCAAAGCCAAGTGGCACAGAACCTGAAACAGTGCCGGCACCGCTGCCGACAGTGCCACCCCATTGGACGCCCAGGTTCTTGGAGTAAGAGCGATCAACCTCGACAATACGAGCCTGGATCATCACTTGCTTCCTGGAGTAATCAACCGCGGCGATCAACGTTTTGAGCTGATCTAAACGCTGCTTGCTCATCCTAGCAACGATGATCGAAGAACCGTCTTCAAAGTTCAAAGTCTCTCCAGGATCAAGCGGAAATGCTTTTATAGCATCTGAAGCCAAAATGTTATGTACCTTAAAAATTGAAACATCGAATGGTTTTCCGCCAGAAGATGCATTGGTTTGGATTGGCAGGTCTTGCCCAGTTCCGTATGAACCTGCCGAATATGCATCACCTGGACGTGGATAACCACTGACGCGAAGAAACTTACCTTCAACAGTGTATAAAAGCCCTTTTGTCGATGCTACATATTCAATAGCTTCATCCCAGCTCACATCTTTCATTCGCATAGAAAGTGAACCACGGATATTTTCGTCTAGTACAAGATTCAAACCACGATAATCGGCCAAAAGCTGCAAAGCAGATGACACTTGAATTGTCTGAAAATCAAAAGTCAGTTGTTGCGGAGCAGTTTCAGCTTGGACGAAGGAAACAAAAAAGGACAAGAACGCAGCAACATAAAACCGGCGTATAGAATTAAAGGGATTCACAATATGGGCTCCAGGTAGATGGTTGGTTAATTGGCAGAGGCCTTAGCGCTACGCTAAAGCCCTCCTCCAATTAACCCACCTGTAATTGGATTAGGTTTTTTTAATGACCAATTAGTGATCTTGAAACCATCAACCAGACAAAAAGCCTCTGTAAAGTCTGGGAAGTATCGACAATGAGCAAAGGAAATGTATCGAGTGTTTCCATTATTGTCGGCAATCAAGGCAACAGCTTCAGATACAACCCTTGAAGATGGATCGGGCCTAGAGGGATGTACAAAGCCTACAAGGCGCCAAGTAGTTGAAATAGGAAATTCAACAGGTTTTATGGGCTGTTTAACAGGTGCTGAATTAGCGTCAGCAACAACGGGTTCAGAGAAGGAAAAAAACCGTTTAACACCATAGATACCTAGCCCGATGAAGATAACAAAAGCACAAATTGTGGTCCAAAGTCCGAAAGAGCGAAAAATACTAGATCGGCCATCAGCTGAAGACTCGTCACCTACAGAGCCAGAGTCAGATTGGGTTGCTGACTTATAAAATGAATACACAGAAGGCTTAAAGGTTCCAGCGGTAGTTCTAACGAGCTTGATCCTTGACGGAGAGTCTCCGGTAACAGCTCCGTTGTAAATATCGACTTTGTATGCTTTCTTACTCAGCTTTCTAATTCTATAAGTCGTTTCGACCAAGAGACGAACCCACGAAGATGTTTGAGCAAGATCTTGGGTTACAAGGACAACACGCATTGAATTGTTCTTATCGTCAACACGATGACGATGCTCATGCAAAAGTTCCTTATCAATTTTGTTTGCGTGATTTCCATTCTGACCAGCCGGCCAGCGCCTCCAGCATTCGTCGATGATGGCGACACAACCAGGAGGGATTATTTCAGAAAGATCTGCAAGCTCATACCAATCAGACGGGAGTTGACTAATCTTACCGCCGTAAGTAGACAATAGATCGTCAATAGACAAAGGTATGTTAGTGACAACATGCCTATCTTGCTTGAGCGAAGGAATAACAACATGCTCGACAACGCCATAACTTTTGCCGTGTCCTGGTTTACCAACATAAGCATGAATAGCCATGAATCACCCAATAAACGGAATGCGACGGACAAGAAAGCGCAAGACGTAAGCGCTAGTCACGACAGTTATCCCAAAAGGAATTTTCATAATAGCCATGAAATACCAAACAGAAGGAGATATCTGAGAAAATAACTGACCGGCGTTATCGATAAGACCAATAATGAAGCTAGAGCCGATTAGGGCTAGGACAGCATCCCAAAGCCAACCTGCAATAGCTAAAGGAACCTCAACAATGAAATCCAATATCTGCTCTAAGATACTCAAAATCCATTTGGCGAAAGCACTCATAAAACCCCCAATTAAAATTAAGCAGACATAAAAATACGAAATGCCAATAAAGACCAAGCAGCGAGGAATACAGCACTCAAAATAGGAGCGATGGACTCAAACAGCGTACAGTGAGAATCAAAAAATATGGGCGTAGAAAATATTGTTATATAGGCAAACGGACAGGTACCACCTCCAGCGGAATTAATACTTCGCGTAAACCCCTCGACAGATTGCCCAAACGTAGATTGGACATATTTGCTGCTCATTCCAGATACAAAACCATTATATTTAGCAGCGTTACCTTCGTTCGTGAAACGCTTAGTATCTAGCTGGCCAGGAGAAGTAAATCCAAGCTCGGATCCATCATCTACACCTCCGCCTGTGCCCCCATCGTTACCACCTCCGTCTCCACCAGGATCACCACCTGGATCAGGTGGAGTAGTTACATTAAGTGAATCACCAACAGAAGGCTGCTGATAACCAACTTCGCCAGTACAAGCAGAATTCGACGAATCAAGGCCTACAACATAATTGCAAAATCCCGAGGAAGTAGAGCCAGTGTTTAGATAACAAGTGCTCACAGTCGCTGAGGAAGCTAGGTAGGAACACGAATTGTGACAAATATCTTGAGTTACCGATGAAACAGACCAAGAAATATAATATTTATCGGCTGATTTAATAGCTGATGAATCGGGGCCCCGTGACTCTAAAGTGTCCGCGCAAGTAATAGTGTTAGATCCGATAACGGAAAACGTAGCACTCTTTGGGGTTCCTCCATGAGTATAGGTATAGGTACAAATTTTCCTAGTTGGAGTGTCTGCTATACAAGCACCTGGAGTGTAGTTCTTATAGAGCCCACTATCGTCAAACGCGGCAACGTAAACGATTGCAAATTGTTCTGCCGTAGGAGAGTTAGCAGCAGCTGCGCACTGAGTGGGATAAAGGCTAGTTGAAGAACAAACCCAGCCAGCCGAAGCACTTGAAGAAAAGATAAGAGCTATAAAGAAAGGTAGCGCAAGGAAATATCTCATTTCACCACCCCGTAAAGACTGCGAAAGCGCAACCTGTTCCGATGCAAAACATCGCGAAGTAATAGAGCTGGTCCATTCTGCACCCCAAATTTTAGAGAAAAAAAGGGCGCCCGAAGACGCCCAGGTGAACCAGAACCGGTAACTTAGCCCCGAAGGAAACCAAGAACGATTTTCGCACCTTTGATACCGGCATAAACACCTGCGAGGATTCCAGCAACAGCCAGAACACCAACAGAGATGGTGCTGAAATCAATGGAGGAAGTCAGGCCGGTATAATCCCAACCACCAGTGCCCTCAGCTGCGAAAACAGCAGGAGCGGACAGAGCAGCAGAAATAGCAACAACAAGGGTCTTTTTAAACATGGATGAATCCTCAAGCTTGTTTGATGAAATTTAAGAACGCCCGAATCCCCATCGACATAACCATAAAGCTGCCAACGAGGGTAAAACCGGCGCCGAATGCTTGGCCCAATACAGTTGGGTCAAGTTGTGAAAGGTCAAATGGGGGAATGTATGGAACAGAAACCCAATCAACCGAGCACGAAGGAGCACCGCCCTGAATAACTAAATCACCAGGGCAATGCAATAAACCGGACATTACGCAGACTTCTGAGGTGCAGCAGTCGATGCAACACCAGAACTAATACGACGACCTTGGCGAGGGTCAACTTCAAAGATAAGACGGTCATCACGAACCTGTGCAATCACATCACATTCGTATTTTCCAGGCTGAGGTACTTGCTGAGGCGTCTCAGCGTAAAAAGTACATTTCTGTGGATACGGAATATTTGGCAAATGAGCGTAAGCCTCAAACATACAGTACGGCTTGCCGGATTTAGCGGCAGTACCGCTACGGTGATTACCCGTTACTTCGACCACAATAATATTAGACATGATGATGCCCTTATCTCAGTGTTGGAAAGCCAGGAACAGTGCCAGGCTTACGGTATGCCCAACTTGGGGCGACGGTTTCAGGGTTGCGCCTGAATGTTTTAAATTTTCGTGCCGAACGCTGGCGAGCTACTTCTTGCTCAGCCAGTGCAGATAAAAACAAACGCATAAGACTATTAATCCCAGCGCGTTCATCATATTGAGGATTGTTGAGAGCATTTACGAACTCCGTTTCTACTGCAAATCGAAGGTTTTGATAGGTGTCACGATTCATTAAAACCCCATCCATTCAGCAACACAGATTGTTCCAATTTCTTGACGTTCGAGATACCAGAGGCGCTCCGGTTTGACGCCCTGCTCTTTTCGGGCCTCGACAGCCCTAAGAGTTGATTCAACTTGTTGAACCAAAATCGGATTCATAAATGACGATCGTACCTGCTGCTGCTCAAGCAAACGCCGTTGCTGGCCACTAGTAAGCTGAACACCCTGAAAACTAACGGTTCTCACGCTGCAACCTGCTGAAGGTGGTTGGGGCGCTGATACCAAGTTGGTATCGTCAAAACGGTTTTCGTAACTTCGCGACATTGACGAACAAATACAGGGGCGAAGCGGCTGGTATCACATGCGTTACGTATATTGATACCGATCCGATTAAGGCGCGCAGCATGGGTTTGGACTTGCTTCTTTGAAAAGTCAAATCGCTGACCATGCATCCATTGAATCGCGTACATGGCCGTAGTATTAGCGGCGCGTGTGGTATCAACAATATTTTCAGCAAGAAGCTGCTCGCTAATACTTACGATGTCCATCGCAGTCACCTTTAACTTTTCATCTATTTTTAGAAACTCGCTGTGGAGTTCGGCCAAACGCCTTTCATCAAATAAGCCCCAGTAGCAAAGAGCCTCACGCTGTAGATATTCGCTTTTAAGCTCTTGTTCCATGCGGACTACGCCTTCTTGTGCGCAGTAATTTCTAACCCGCTCAACATATTTATATTCATCGGAGTTCTCACCAAAGAACCGTTTTATCTTTGGAAGACTGTTTTGGTCCATCTCGAAAGACTTATCGTAGGCCTTTCTATATTGAAGACGGCCGCCTTTGCCGTTACCTTTCGGAGTCCAAGCAACAGTGCGTCCATTGGGATAAAGAAAGCCGATGGAGTGCCCGATGCGCTGACTTGAAACACCTCGCAAATAGGCAACAACATTGCCCTCCCCCAACGAAACATTGGTGGTCAAGTCGATGCGTTCAATCTTTGCCCCATCGGCAATACGGTCACCAGACTTTGCACCAGACTCGCCTTGCCGAATATCAAGGCGTGTGCAGCGCGAGAATCCCGGAAGCCCATAATCCCGTAACAATGAGTTGTAAACAGAAACGCACTGCTCGATAGAGGTGAAACCAAATAAGTTGTCCAACCGCCCTACCCGACTGGGATTTCCCTCAACACGGACTTTTCGGCCCTGGACGTGAATGGTGACGGATGTGGAAAAGCTGGCCTCATGCTTAAAACGTGGCTGACGAGTGCTTAGCACCTCATTTGTGTTCGCATCGATCGTCAAAGTCAGCACGTCGCACACGATCGGCAAATCATGCTGATGCTCCTGCGAAATCGTCAGCCAATCGATGAACATCCGAAATCCTGTCAAGCCACTAAATGATGTGGCTAAGACTACGATATATTGTGGCGAGACAGCAAGTGTAATTTGGTGGCTTCAGCCACCACATATCGGTGGTGTATGGATATACAGGGGTTAAATTAGATGCATCAAACTGGCGCGGTTGAAATCCAAATGAGCATCGGCGAAAACATCAGAATAAAGCGGGAGGACATAGGTCTTTCCCAGAAGGCTCTGGCCGAAGCCATCGGCAGCGGAGAAAACACGGTTGCAGGCTGGGAGAAAGGAAAAAATGCCCCTCCCGGCGACAAAGTAGTGAGCATGGCAAAGCTTTTTGGGTGCGCTACAGATGAAATCTTGCTAGACGAGAGCGAGCGAGACGTGGCACCAGAAATGAGGGCATTGCTCAGAAGATTCAGTGACTTGCCAGACAATATAAAGCCTCTGGCACGTAGCGTAATGACGTCCCTGCTGGCAACCATCGAGAACGAAGCCGGCAGAAACAGCGGGGAAAAACCTAGCTGGCCTGCGTCTGAATGACCGTGGGAAACCACGGTAAAGTGGGGGTGTAACAGCACCCCCACCTCAAACGGCCGAAAACCGGCCTAATCAGAATTTTCGGTATCCCGAGAACGCAAACGGTCTCGGCGTAAAAAATCAAAAATGGGGATGCAGGTATGACTACGGAAACCATGTCCGACAGAATTGCTCAATCAGTTAAAGACTCGCTGAAAAGCGAGTTTGGAAAAATTGGAGACTCGGTTAAAGAAGCCATCAGAACCGAGCTGGACAAATATGGCACTGGCAAAACCCACGACGAAACGATCTACGATTACCTGCTAATAACCGGCGTGAGTGGCATAGGCGAATCGATGCCGCCCGAGTTCAAAAGCATGCCAGAAAGCACGAAGGAATCGATCATTTCTGCGCTTATGAAAGAGCTGAAGCCCGGAGACGGCATAAAATTTTCAGACGATCAAAAGATTCCGTTTTGGGTGCAAGCGACGCCTCTGGATGAGGGGTTTAGGCCTTCCAAAACCGCGTCTCAGAAGCGCTGGATAAGACTTGATTCAATCACCCAAGTAATCCCCAAATCTTTGTCCGGCGGCGAAGATGAGCCTCAAACAGCAAGGATTTGGGCGCTCGCCGTTGAAGCAAACAATCAAAAATACTACGTAACAAGCAAAGAATTTAAAGGCGAAGCAATCAGGGAGCCAGAAAGGAAGATCCTGGATGCCATTACCAAGGCGGTTTCAGTATTAAATTCTGGAGCAGGACTTGGCTTGTTTTGATTAGAGGCCGGGGCATTTTTGGTACTGAGAAGTAGCCGAAAAATAGCAGCTTGATAGCAGATAGATAGCAGTTAAATAGCTGTTAGATAGCTAGAAAGTAGCAATGCCACCAACCCGTAGCCCCGGCGATAAATCATTCATTTTTACCAAAAACGAAGCGCTAGATAATCGGACCTGCCGGGACCTGTCCGGCGATAGCGCTACGCGTCACGGGACCGTGCAAGCTTCGCACAAAACCTGGGTCAATACCTTGGGGTGATCAGAGCGCGAAGTGACACCAG